ATGACCAAGGCAAGAATTGTCAAGGGTGCATTCAGAGTACTTACACTCAAACTGGCCAAAGCAGGTATTCCGTTACTAGTCACTAATCATACTTACAAACAAGTTGGAACTATGTTTCCACAAGATGTGATGGGTGGTGGTTCTGGTTTACAGTATGCTGCTTCTAACATTGTATTTCTATCAAAACGTAAAGAAAAGGTAGGAACAGATGTTGTTGGAAATATCATTCATTGTAAAAACTTCAAATCCAGATTGACCAAAGAGAACAAGATGGTTGATGTGCTTTTGACTTATGATGAAGGGTTGAGTCGTTATTATGGATTACTTGAATTGGCTGAGAAGTATGATATAATAAAGAAGGTATCAACTCGTTACGAAATGCCTGATGGTGCAAAACTGTATGGTAAACAGATTTTGAATGACCCTGAAAAGTATTTCACAGAGGAACTTCTGAATAGGATTGATGAAGTGGCTGACAAAGAATTTTCTTATGGAAAGGGAGATGATGCCGAACCTGGCACCGAAAATACCGAAGAAGAAGTTGAAGGAGAACTGGTTTAGAGTTGTATCTAATCCAGATGACCCAGACGATAAAAATTTATGTATTCAAATCCTTGAAGGTCCATTTTGTCATGTGATTGTAAAATACAAAAACTTTGTGACAAACAATGAATTAAATGAAGATGGTTCATTAGATTGTGATTATCAGTATGATATAATCTATGCACCATCTAGCATTGATGATGATATAACAGATGAACAGGGAAAAATTTTTGAGAGACAATTGGGTGAAACAATAATAGAACTTATTTCAGAGGCGGCAGAGAATGCGAATAGAGACAACAATTCTGGGGAATCTACTAATAAATGAAGAATACACAAGAAAAGTTTTACCATTCTTAAAGAATGATTATTTTACATCAAATGCTGAAAAAACCATCCATGAAACTATAGGTGATTTTGTTACGAAATATAATTCTCTTCCAACTAAAGAAGCACTCTCCATTGAGTTACAAGAAGTAAAAATCAATGAGGAAGAATTCAAAGAAACAATGGAGTTGTTAGATGATATTTCAAAAGATACAGAAGAATATGCCGACCTTGGCTGGTTACTGGACTCAACAGAAAAATTCTGTCAAGACAAAGCAATCTACAATGCAGTCGTTGAATCTATCGGAATTTTGGATAATCAAAAGTCTAGTCAAGATAAAGGACTTATTCCTGAAATACTTAGTGATGCCCTTAGTGTTAGCTTTGATCCTCATGTGGGCCATGATTATCTTGACGATTCAGATGATAGATTTGAGTTTTATCACAGAGTGGAAGAGAAGATTCCTTTCGATTTGGAATACTTCAACAAAATCACAAAAGGGGGATTACCACAAAAAAGTTTGAATATCTGTTTGGCAGGAACAGGTGTAGGTAAATCTCTTTTCATGTGTCATGTTGCATCAGCATGTCTATCTCAAAATCAGAACGTCCTCTATATCACTTTGGAGATGGCAGAGGAAAAGATTGCTGAGAGGATTGATGCAAATATGTTGGACATTGCAGTGGATGACCTTCATGCGCTTTCCAAAGATATGTATGATAGGAAGATTGAGAATTTGAGGAAAACAACTAAGGGAAAACTCATAGTCAAAGAGTATCCCACTGCATCGGCAAATGTGAATCATTTCCGTGCATTGTTGAATGAATTGAACTTGAAAAGGTCATTTGTTCCAGATATTATTTTTGTTGATTATTTGAATATCTGTACTTCTTCAAGAATACGGACAGGAGCAAATGTAAACTCTTACACTTACATTAAGTCTATTGCTGAAGAACTTCGTGGTTTGGCTGTGGAAAATAAAATTCCAATAGTTTCCGCAACTCAAACAACAAGGTCAGGTTATTCCAATACTGATGTTGGTTTGGAAGACACTTCAGAATCATTTGGTCTTCCTGCCACGGCAGACCTTATGTTCGCAATTATATCTACTGAACAGATGGAAGAACTGGGCCAGATAATGGTCAAACAGTTGAAGAATAGATATAATGACCCAACTGTAAATCGTAAGTTTATAGTTGGTATTGATAGAGCAAAAATGAGATTGTTTGATGTAGACCAAGCAGCTCAAGATGAATTGGTCGATTCTGGCCAAGAAGATGACACACCCTCATTTGATGTGGCAACAAATGGAAAATTTAGAAAGCGAGATTTCTCGGAGTTTGACTATGAATAGATCACAAAGAAGACAACAACAGAGAGCAGAAAAGAAGGCTCAACAAAAAGCAGGCACATACAGTATTGATATGGAGATGATTCAACCTTGGTCTGATGTTTTGATGAAAGTCAAACTACCAGATGAAGTTCTTGATGCCATGTTAGAAATTACAGACACAATTCTTCAAGACCCAGATAGAAAGAATTGGGGTGACAATCTGGCAGGTCAGATAGCAGATGAACCACTGATTCCACATGAAATGATGCAGAAACACCAAATAACACAAGGTGGTACAGTTTTTGAATTTCTTATGAATGTAGTTGGTGAGTATATCAAACAATGTACATTACAACAAGCTACCAGAGCTGATGCTGATAAAGTTGCAAATGTACAATGGTTGACACAAATGAAAAGTGCATGGATTGTAAGCCAGTGGGAAGGTGAATATAATCCAATTCACATTCACACAGAGTGTTCACTTTCTACAGTAATGTATCTGAAAGTACCTGAGTTTTTACCATCTACAAAACCAGAACGTGATGACGATGGTTGTATCATGTTTATCGGTGCAGGTCACCAGAATGCAAGATTGACTCGTAATATTATCAAACATAAACCAAAAGTAGGTGATTTCTTCATATTTCCTGCTCATCTTCAACATTGTGTATATCCATTCAAGACTGATGGTGATTATGAGAGAAGGAGTGTTTCATTCAATGCTGACTTCATAAACAAGGCAGATTGGGAGAAACAACAACAAATGGCGCAACAACAGCAACAGGCTCCACCACCAATACAAGGAGCACCAGAAAAACTAACCATTAACACAGAGGCTTAATGGAGCATATGAAATCTGTAGGGGGTACGGAAGTAGTTGACCGCAAACCTAAAAATAAAATTACACCACCAAAACCACCAAAAAAGTTTAAGGTCATCTACCACAATGATGACTTTACACCGATGGAATTTGTCTCATGGACACTCATTGCATATTTCAACAAGAGTGAACCAGAGGCAAATTCTATCATGCTTGAGGTACACAAGTTAGGTGCAGCAGTGGCTGGAATTTATGATTATCAGATTGCAGAGTCCAAGGTTGCAGAAGTCATGGAACTTGCAAAAGAAAACGACTATCCACTAAAGATAACAGGTGAGCCAACAGAATGAGAACGTAGTCAGTCTTGCTGACTTTCGTAAAAAGAAACAAGAGACAAAGAAAAAGTTTCTCCCTTCCTTGACCTTTGAACCAGGCAAGTATTACATCTACCCAGAGTTAGGTGTGATGGTTCATTGCATCCTTCTCACAGACAAATTCCACACACAAAAAGACCCAGTTTATATCATGGAAGACCAGTTTGGTAATATCTTCGGCGAACAGATGGTTGAAGGTGTTACTGTAGGTTGGCATGACCTATCCCCAGATGTATTCATAGAAACTGCAGAAAAACTCAAAAGAGATGATAGCCCAGAACCACCCAAGGCGGTCTGAGTATAAATATTGTAGGTAGTTATAACTTTTGGGAGCAAAAATGCAATCATTCTTAAATCATAGTCAAGGTGTAAAATCTGATTTACCTCATTTGGTAGAAATGTTGTCTGAAGAATATCTGGAATACCTTGCTGAAGGAGGCAGGTCTTCTGAGATACAGTTCAATTCAGAAATTGGACCACTTCTTGCATTTTGTGAGAAGAAACCTTTGGATGGTGAATTTTCAGAAGAAACATTTGAAGACTATTTTAACTTAGATAAAATTCAAAATGCAGACAGTTGCATGGCAGATGTCAAAAAATGGTTGTTTGATGACCAAAACTATGTACCTCAAATGTTCAAAAAATACTATGACCTCACAAAAGATAAAATTATTCCTCTAATTAAAAAAGAGGGTGAATTACCATCAAAGTTTGGTTGGATAGGAAAAGATGCTAGAAAACAGGATGAGGATGCAAATCCAGCAGATATTGATTTCATAGGAACAGAAAGTCTTGGTGTTTCCATGAAAGCAAAATCAACTGGAATTACTCTGGCAAATTTGAAACCAGAGACAATTATGGGCTTCAAAAAAGGTGGTGCACAAGATGTCCTAAATGATTACACAATGTATCATGGGGAAAACAGAGATGTCAATTTATTTCTTCTTGCAAAAAAGAAAGTTTTTATCAGAGTTCTTAATGCTACAAGAAGATTGAAGGGTGAATTTTTAGTTCCAATTAAAGGTAAAAGGGGTATAGACAAATATAAAATTAGACATATTGGAAACAATAAATTTGAGATTTTTTGGGATATGGGTTCAAATAAAATAACATCCAAAGTTATGGATAAAACATCAATCCTTGACCCAGAAACTTTGAAGAAAGCCCAAAAATGGATGAGAGTCTTTGGTGATTGGTTTCAAGCAAATAAAAACAATCAAGATTTAGAAAAACTTTATCAAGGTATGGCAAATGTTGCTGCAGAAAATGTTCTGAGTGCTATTAAATCAACAATGACTTCAAGTAGTCAAATCCTGAAAGCATTGAACATGAATTCTACTCGTTCATATTACTATGCAACGGACAAATATGTGTACAGAGTCCCTTCTGGTGTGGAGTTGAGAGGTGAACTAGAAGTCAAAGATGTCACATTCAAAAAGTCTGCAGGAGTTTCAGGAGTATTTTTTGTGGCAGAGATAGGATTAAAAGATAATGATGAATCAATGTTATGCACCATTGAGATAAGATATGGACAAGGAACATTTGCAGGTTCACAAGATGCAAGAGTAAAAGATTTGAAGAATGCAGAAGCATTACTTTGGAGAAAACTTTAATGTTCACCTTTTCTGGTTTTCTCACAGAGGCAAAGAATTTACATTTAGAACACTTAGAAGATGAGGTTCTAAATAATGGTGTAGTAGGAACAAGGGGAGCAATAAACTTCCTTCAGTCCCTACGAGATATGTTGGCTGGATCTTCCAAATCCAGTGTGAATGTGACTGTTAAGTGGGACGGCGCCCCAGCTATTTTCGCGGGTATTAACCCTGAGAATGGTCAGTTCTTCGTGGGTACTAAAGGCGTATTCAATAAGAACGCGAAGATCAATTATACAATAGATGACATTGACCGAAATCATCCCGGCACTGGTCTTAACCAAAAATTAAAGGTAGCACTCACTGAACTGTCAAAGTTAGGTATTAAAGATGTCCTTCAAGGTGATATGTTATTCACTCAAGAGGATATAGAGACAAAAAATATAGACGGAAAACAATACGTTACTTTCCAACCAAATACGATAGTATATGCGGTTCCGATGGAGAGTGCGTCGCGGATACTGTCTTCTTCTATGGGGATCGTTTTCCACACGACTTATAGTGGTAAAACGATGGAGGATATGTCTGCGTCCTTCTCTGTCAGACTGAGAGGGTTAGATAAAAATGCTGGAGTTTGGTTTTCAGATGCAAACTACAAAGACACATCTGGGACAATCAACTTCAACAAAAAAGAAACAGAGGAAATCACAAAAGTTTTATCTCAGGCTGGTAAGACATTTCACACACTCAAGGCCGATGTCTTAACTATGATCGCTGAGGATGAAGACACAAAAATACTCATCAAAACCTTTAATAATACCAAAGTCAGAGCTGGTGAAAAAATTACAAACACCAGAATGCATACCAAAGGTTTGATAGAGTACGTCTACGACAAACTCAAGAAAGATGTTGACAAGGTAAAACGACCAAATATCAAAGCCAATAAACAGCAGAAGATGGACCAATATATGAAGTTCTTTCGTTCAAATTCTAGTCAGTTGGTCAATATATTTGATATGCAAAATCTATTGGTTGAAGCCAAAGATATGATTATTCGTAAGTTAGAGAAATCCAAAGGTGTCATGGATACCTTTGTTCGTACTGAAAAAGGTTACAGAGTTACACAACCAGAGGGGTTTGTGGCTATAGATAAATTAGGAAAGGCAGTCAAGTTGGTAGACAGACTTGAATTTGCACATCAGAACTTCACAGCAGCAAAGAACTGGTCAAAATGAAAACGTATCAAAAATTCATTTCAGAGAAAAGAGGTGATACAGTAATTTTCACCTTTGGGAGATTCAATCCACCTACAGTTGGACACGAAAAACTTATAACAGCTGTACAATCTGTTGCCAAATCAAAAGGTGGAGATTTCTTTGTCTATCCAAGTCACTCCCAAGACCCAAAGAAAAACCCTCTCAGTCAACCGCAAAAAATCAAGTATATGAAAAAGATGTTCCCAAAATACAAGAGGAATATCGTTGCAAGTACAG